AAGTTGCCAAGAGCTTCTGCCAATATGTCCGAACCTTCTCCTGCTGCCTGATCGACAGCCTTACCTTCCTCCATGGAATTCCCTCCAAGCGGTTACCAGGGTGAGCGTCACCAAGACCGATCAAACAAACCACAGCGCCGACACAGCGGCGCACTCCTCATTTGATAACCTTATTATGAGCCGTAACTGTACACTTGTACAGCATTATTTTCAAAAGGGGGTGGCAAATTGTCCCCACCCTTTGCACGAATGCCTTAATTTCTATGCTGTTAATGCGTCAGAGGTGGCGAGTTATCCCAAGCCGTCCACCTTAATTCGTCATTGATGACGTTTTACGACAACTATCGCATCCACTTCCTGTCGAAGTAGAGCGTGCTGGCAAACCCTGCTACTAGGACGGCGGCGGACGGCACAATCCAGCCCCAATGCGAATCCCCGACGTAGGCGCCAACGGATGTCCATAGCGTTGCCATGATTCCTGCGTAGACAACCAAGAAGCTAAGTGAAGCCAGAAAGTGTGCTCTGTCCTTTCGCATGGCCGCACTATGGCAGAACCGAGACATCTATGCCAACTTGCCAGCCTCGGCGCGTTTTTGCTCAAGATCGTCCCACAATTCTTGCAGGGCGTTGAGTTGGCCGGCGGCGTGGGCGAGAAGCCCCGAGTCCTTGGCGGTCGCCATATTGCTTACGAGCAGCGCGGCGTCGGCGATGCGGTCTTGCAGGTTAAGCATGACGGCGAGGTAGGCGGCTGGCGCTGACTCGCGCGGAAAGGCCAGCGCGGCGGACGTGTCGAAATCTTCGGGTTTTTTGTACATGTCGCTGAGGACATGTTTAGGGCGTAGACATATTTTCATTTCATTAGCTTCATCCAATACAGGAGTTTGTCGGCTGCTATGACGTGAGGTGCACACTCGAGGCAGCACGGCCCGAGTTGCGGATCGCGGAGAAATTTATGGCTGAGCGGTTTGTCGCACACTTGGCAGAGCGGGTGACCATTTGGGCAACAGGCCCAGTCTTCCGGCGGCGGTGGCTGACGGCGGTCGAGCGTTGTCACGCTACCACTTGACCTTCGAGGCCCAGTAGGCCGCGCTGCTTTTGCCCTTGGCGATGTTCTTGGCGTGCCTCGCTTTGAATGCTTTGTTGCGTGCGCTGCCGTCCGGCGAGCCCTTCACGCCTTGTTGGCCGAAGCGGATCAACTTGCCGCCGACCGGTAGATCGTCGCCGCAGGCTTTGACAACATGCGACTTGGTTGGGTGGTTAGGTGTGCGGCGCGGCTTGTTGCACGCCATTTTTGCTTTGTCTATTTTCATGGTTCAGTAGCTGCCGCCTCCGCGGCTTTTCATTGCGTCCTCGCCGACATACATGGCATCGGAAAGGCAAATATAGCGAAGAACGTCTATCGGATCTTTTGTCGGGGCGCGCTTACCGTCCGCGCCTGTATATGTCTGCAGTGCGTAGATCGTGTTCTTGCAGTTTTCGGTGACATACAACCTCGGCTGGTTGCGGGCATCGACCGGCTTCTCGGGATTGTAGGACAAGGCGTCGTTGATCATGCCAACGCCTTCATCGATGCTGTCGCCCGGGGTTGCTGTGAAATGCATGTCCAGCTCGGCCATTTCGTCGATGAGAGTTGTCGGAGCCTCCTTGGCCAGCGTGCGTGCGTGACCATAACGACTGTCCATCCATCTCTCGTAGATTTCCTCGCCGTCCTCAACGCGCAGGATCTCGTCGCGGTAGCGCTGCAGGCCGAAGCCAAAGTCCTGCATGCCTGGTCCGGGTCGACCGTCAAGCAGCTTGCCATCGGGCAGCGCCCACTCGCCAGCGTAGCCTACACCTTCGATGTATTCGTTTTGGCTCGGCCACTCGCGGTAGACGATGATGCGGCCGGAGGCGTCGAAAACCGTCCACAGCATGAACCAGTTTTTGCCGGAGGCCGGATCGACCCAGTGGTAGCGAGTGCCCTGCGGGACATCGCTCTGGCGGATGACATGCACCTTGGGATTGAAAAGCGGGAACCGGCCGCTGATCGCCTTGGTCGGCACGCCATACGCGCGCGTGAGGATTTTTTCCTTGGTCTCGCTCTGCAACTCTTTGCGCATACGGTCCCAGCCAGCCCAAGGATTTGACTTGGTGTGAAAATACAGGATTGGCCGACCCTTCGGGTTGATCTGCTCGATGGGCACTTGCTCGTAGGCTTTGACCTTGCCGGCTTCGTCCTTGATGGGAAGCAGCTCGGCATCGACTTCCTGCACCGCGCGGGCGCCGTTAAGGTAGTCGGCAACGGTCGGCGACCAGCCTTGGACTGGAGTGAATGTGACGGCGAGCTTGCCGTTGCGGTCTACCAAGCGGAAGCGAACGGTCTCGAGGACATCTAGCGGAACCAATTCGTCGCACCAGGCAAAGTCAATCTCGCCGCCCTCAATGGTGCTCGGGTCTTGCGCGTAGTTGCGGAAGATGCACTGCGAGCCATTCGGGGCAACGAACTTGGACTCGGTAAAGCCGCCTTTGACCGAGTAAGTGATGTTGGTGACCTGCGACTTGCGGGCGTTGCGCCATTCCGGTGGCAGGTATTTCCAGACCCGCGGCATCATCAGCTCGATGCAGTTTGGAGCGGTCGTTTGAAAGCACCATGCGGTTGAGCCTGGTTTTCCGTAAAGCGTCTTGATGACTTCCTTGGCGGCCCACTCAGTCTTGCCGCTCCGGTTTCCGCCCATGACGAGCAGCTCGCGGTGCTTCTCAAGCAGCTCGGACGCGCGCTTCCAGACTGGCGGGACATAGCCATAGCGGAACGGATCGGTGCTCTCGCGCGCGATCAGCTCTTCTCTCGTCTTTAAGTATTCCCAGCCCTTCTCCGGTCCCAGCTTTGCGAGCAGATCGGCGTCGATCTGCATGACCGGATGCGGGGTCGGCTTAAAGCGTTGTTGATGCTCGTTCATTTTCTTGCCGTGAAGTTTTCGAGGAGCGCAAACGGCTTGCTTCCGTAGGCGGCGAGGTAATCGTCCTCGTCGATTGGCAGCCCAATCCGTGCTGCCTCCTCACGGCTCCACACGACTTGCGCGTATTTGAGGTTGTGCCGCTTGATCAGCTCGTCGTGCCGTCCGCCGGTGCTGGCCTGTAGGATCAGGTTGGTTGGGATGTTGCCGAGGCGCTTTACCCAGAACGGCAGACTTTTGGTAAACGCCCAAAACCTGACGCTCGGGTTGCGAGCGCAAAACATCAGCCATCCGTCAAAGTAGTCCTGCGAAAAAAAGTCGCCGGCCGCGTGAATGCGCACGCGCTTCGCATTGCGCGGTATGCACGACAAAACATCGCAGACCTCGCTCGGCGATTTTGCTTTGACCGCATCGAAGTTTGCCCAGAGACGGCTGCGAACAGACGGAAACCTCTCGGTGACTGCCGAGTAGCAGCGAAACTTCTGCTCTGGTCCGTTCCATAGCTTCCCTGTGCGCCTGTCAGCCTTCGCTAGACACAACAATGCGCCCGGGCACGTCGTCCCGCTCGGCAACGACCATGACCATGCGTTGCTGTCGAAAATATATCTATTCACCCGCGTAAATGCGGGACCAATCGTTCTCATTCCACGCAGCGACTCCGCGCTGCTCCTCTCCTAAGTTGTAAAAGGGCGCCGACAGGTCAGCGCGCGGTCTCCCCAGACCGTTTTGTTAAGCCTTGCCGGCGCCCTTAGATTCCTGACCCACGATGTCCATCGTCGGGTTTTCCAAAACTGCCACTTGATCCGAGCGGAAGTGCCGGATCTTGCCGCCGTCCTCGAGGACAACGGCGAAAATGTCATTCGACAGCGGCCCGCCGGACTCAACGTAGAGCAGGGAGCCGTAGCCGACCGGCGTTTCCACCGGGACGATGCGCTGGAATTCGTGGATCATCTAAAAGAATATGACGGCGCCCCAGTAGTCTTGCGCTCTGGGGCTGGGCATTCCCGGTATGTCCGCGCGGCCACACCACATGAACCGCGGCAAGAACCCGATTGAGCCGTCAATTAAAGTCATTTTCGCGCCTTGCGCTTGGCCATCTCCGCGCAGAGCGCATCGGCTTTCTTCTTGGCTGCTTTGGCAACCATTGATGCTCGGAGTGTCTTGAGGCGCATAATTTCTTGGTCAATTGCTTCAATTTCCGG